ATGAAAAAGCCAAATATTATCAATGAGACAGCGCTTCTTGATGAGATGAAGCGCTCGTTGAAAGACGATGCTGATTTTTTTTCGAATAATGGAAAGGAGGCTAGGGAAATATGGGTGGTACGTGAATTCCTGCGCCGCATCAACCTTCCATTTGAAGACTCAGAATTGGTGTCGCAAAGGCAAGATAGTAAGATTGATTTGCAGTTCCGCTCGGCTAATTTCCAAATTAAAGAAATAACGGACCCAAATATCAAGCGTGGCGATGAGGTCAGGGCTGCCTACAAAAAAGTCAGGGATGCTAAGACTCTGGAAGACACTCTTGGCCCTGGTTTTGTGTATGATGTTCCCGCGATATCGAGTGCCTATCAGTTGGTGAGAGAGAAAGCTTCGGGAGCTAAATATAATGGCCACAAGGCTCAATTGGACTTGCTATGCTACGTTACGCGTACACGCGCGTCGAAGATATCGGCGGACGAAGTTCAATTGCCAGAGCTGACTGCACTTGGCTGGCGTTCCATTTCGTGCCTAATCGGCGATCAGGCGACAGTTCTATGTATCGGACATGATGCTCCTTTATTTCTGATAGAGGCCGCGAAAAATCAGATATTTACATGAATACATTGACTTACTTTTGGGATCGGTGAAGACGCCATTTGACCAAAAGCAGCTGCTCAACAAATATTTAAAGTCCCATGCAGGACAAATCTCAAGCAGTTTTACTGAAAATGGCATCGCTTTTGCAGACCCACTACGGATCGATCCACCGGTTAGATACCACCCATGAGCATTTACTCGTTCCAACTCAATCAGCAGTACAACCGAAGCGAAATTAGAGCTGCCGTCGGACTCGACCCAAAATCGAAAGGTGGTTCCATTGACACGGGGTATGTGCAGCTAAACGGGGCAGATTTTGTGTTCTGCACTGTAGGTGGCACCAGCCGCACTGGTCATAACTACAATAATTACTTTGAAGGCAAAGATTTGATCTGGCGCGGGAAGACTAACAGCCATATTCATCAGCCTACTATCGAGAGAATGACAGGGGCAGATGCGGAAGTCCATGTTTTTTGGCGCGTAGGTGACCGCGATCCCTTTACCTATGCAGGGCTGGGGAAAGCAGCTGCGGTCTGGGACGAAACGCCAGTCAGAGTCCGTTGGCGGTTCAGCGCTGATCAAGGATTGGTCAAACTGTTGCGTAGTTCGAAACGGCTACCAGCTATAGAGTTAAAAAAGATTGGCCAAGACCACGTTCATCAAGCAGTTCAATTAATCCGCGATGGCAGTGCTGAGCATCAGTTTGGTCCTTCGACAGACTATGATTTGATCGACTCGGACGGTGTTAGGTTGCCACCTAAAGCAGTATTCGGCCTTGCGGCGCGGCTTGCTTTAGGATTTGATGTTTTGCCTGGGCACTTCACGGCAGGCGAGACATCCCCTTGCTTTCGCATCCTTCGACGGGCGGGCTATCAGATCGTTCCCAAGGAAATGCAGGACGAGTCTATAAACGGATTTGCTGAGGATTCGCAGGATGAGCCGGCACTTGAATTATCTGAGGATGACCGGGAATGGGTCGAGGGTAGGCCGAAGCTCATAAGGCATCTTGTGCGTGAGCGTGCTAAGGGACTTGCGCAAGCAAAACGTTTGCGTTTTAAGCGAGATCATGGGAAGTTGTTTTGTGAGCGCTGCAAGCTTGACCCCGTTGAGTTTTACGGATCGATCGATGGCGAGGCCTGTATTGAAGTCCATCACAGCGAAACTCAAGTGAGTGAGATGAAACAGGGGCATAAGACTCACTTGGACTCCCTTCAGTGCCTGTGCGCGAACTGTCATCGATTAGTACACAAACAGTTGAAGGAAGGATATCCTACGTAATAACTGGCGCAAGTCTCTGCTGGGAGTGCCTATTGAACATCCAGCGGATTTGGTGTCACATGCGGGCGAGCTTGAACGTTCATCGCGACGGGTGATTCCGTCGAGAGGTGGAACCGCCATCCAGCGTTGATATAGGACGGCGGCAGTTTGCAAAAGTCGGGCTTCACTCTAGCCAGGGTAAGGCCATTGGAATCTCAGAAACATCCGCAATCACTTCCTTGATGTAGATATCAGTGGTCTTGCCAGACGTGTGCACCAAGCGCTTTTGAATGTCGCTGCGGTTCTCGCCGCGCCGTGCCGCATCCGTGGCCGCCAAAGCCCGGATATCGCGGAATACAACGTCATCCTTCATGCCAATGCGCTCCTTTGCGCGGTCCCACATCGAACTGAGGCCCGAGCGGGTGTAAGCGCCGCCTTTTTGCGTCGGGAATACGAACTGGCTGATTAGCCCATACTTGATTTTCAGTCCACGGGCGCGGGCTATCACTTCGGCAATCTCAGGCGTGACAACAATATCGACTGCCTTGCCGCTGGTTTTTTGCGTTTTACTTGGCTTGATCCTGATCCGTCCATCTTCGATCTGTGATTCTTTGAGCATGCGGATATCGATGCCGCGCGCCCACAGTAGGTAAGACATATCGATGATGCACGCGAACATCGGACCGCTGGCTGTGGGGATGCTCAAGCCCGTGCCCTTGCGTTCCTTGCTCATCATGCCGGCTTCGCGTATCGCTTGCACTTGCGCATGTGTGGCCAGCACCTCGCGCCGTCCGGTCTTGTAGCTGGACATGTCGAGTTGATCGATAGGGTTGTCCTGGCGCAGGCCCAGTTCACCGATGATGAACTTGAACAGCCGGCTCATCAGTGCAGCGTATTTCTTCGCTGTGTTCGGCGTGCTTTTGAAGTTGTCGCGCAGGAAGCCGGCGCAGTCCTTGGTTGTCACCTGGGAAGCATGGAATTCTTCGAACTCGTCCGCGATCACGTCCAGGTAACGACGGTAGGCATCTTGCGTGTCCTTGCCGTAGTTACTTAGCTTATTTTCTTTGAACTCCACGCACGCATGTGGCATTGAGCCTTCCACAAGTTGCGGACTGCCCAGCAGCGCGGCCAAGGCCGCCAGCATCTTGCTTTCTCCCTCGGCCTCATAGGCCAGATGAATCCAGCTTTGCATCTTGCCGTTGGCGGGGTTGCGCATCGGTGTGGCCGCCAAGTAGCGATACGCACCATTTTTCAGATATACGCGACGCGGCAGACCGCGCTTGATTTTGCGGTGACGATTCATTTTCTCGCAGATTTCCTTACAGGGGCGGGGGCCGCCGGCATGGTGGCGGGATGGATAAGATGCATGCGCAGCACACGAACTGTGTTGTCGTGCAATCTGGTGGCGGGAACGCCCATTTCCTTCAATACGCGAAGCTGCTCTGCCGCGCGCCGGTAATGCGTCAGGTCGATGACCTCTTGATCGCTCAATGCCAAGTCGCTCATGTCGGTATTTATCCTCATTGGTCTATGAAATAGTTTTTATCAAGTCAAGCTGTCGCGGGTCGCTATGATCCAGTACGTAGATATAGGTCATACCAGCTGGCGCGCGCTCTTCGCAGTCAGGTTGGCCGTTGGCCTTGGCAAGTGCTGCGGCAGTGGAGCACACACCGAACGATCGTTCAAACAGACAACCATCGCAGCCCACCGCCTCTGCCTTGTACGCCTTGAAGCGCACCGCCGTCGGATCGACGGGCACGGCGCGCTCACCGCGCCATTTATCGCTTGTGATGCACTTCGTCATGCTGCTGTCGCTGCGAGTAGCTGAACAGCGCCCAGCGGCACCGCGCGGAACATGCCCGGCCACTGGTGGTCCAGCTCGACCCACGCATGCAGCTCGCCATTGCCCACGTCGCGGCGCAAGTCGTTGACGGTGCCGGCCTGGTAGCCTTCGTCGGTATCGAATGTCACGCGGTCGCCCAGGGCGATTTGCCGCGGTGAATCGGTCAGGGTGTTCAGCATTGCGGTGCTCCTTTCAGTTTGGCGGTAACGCCGCATACGCCGAAGTGGTCGATGGCGGCCTGGATCGCGTCGCCGCTGGAAGCGGCAATCGCGGCGTATTCAAAGCGTTCGGTTTGCGTGCGAACGATCACGGCATAGGTGCTCATGTGCCATTTCCTTCATGGGGTGGGTTGTCGGGGAAGATCAGCCGGGGATACGGGCAGGCGTTGACGGCCGCCCAGGCGGCAATCAGCGCTGTTTTTGCCTCGTCAGACAAATTAGGGATTGGCGCCGCCGGCGGCGTGACCGGGGCAGGGCGGTCGGGGTGCGTACAGTTATTTACACGAGTCCGAGGAACGGCAACCCCAACAGCCACCGCGCGAGCGCCTGTGGCCTGTACCGGCGTCCACGTATGGCGCACGGACTTGAAGACCACGCCGATCAGATCGCTGCAGCGCACGCCGTAGGGCGTGATACGCAGTGTTTCACCGTAGCGGCCGATGACGGTTTTTTCGTCTTTGGCCAGCGTGACGGCCAGTTCCTTGCGCGGCACCAGGGCGCCGCCCTGGGCGCGCAGGTATTCGGCCCAGCAGGCGCGCTTTTCGCCGTCGATCTTTTGCACGGCATCCCAGGCGCGGCGCATGGCGGCCGGGGCTTCGTTGAGCATGTTCTCCTCGATGCGGCGTAATTCGCGCCACACGGTGACGGGCGCGCCGCCCCATTGCTGGAATTGCCGGATGCCCCAGCGCGCGGCCCACGCCTCGACGCGTGCCGATGGCGTCAGTTTGATGTCGCCTTCGGTATCGGCCGTGACGATGTAGCCTTCCTTGGTCTTGTGGTCGGCCACGCCGTCAATGTTCTTGGCTACGTACTTGGCGATGTAGCCGGCCGCGCTGCCCTTGGCCCAGTCGATGCGCTTGACGTCCAGGCGGCGCTGGAAGGCGCCCGGTTCGCCACGGTCCACGCGCCAGGCGTAGCGCTTCATGATGCGGATGGCGCGGCCGGCCACATCCTGCAGGTGGGCCGTCTTGTATTTCGCGGTGGGGCGCACGAACAGCAGCAAATGCCAATGCGGGCAGCCGTCGTGATGCGGTTCGGCGATGCGGAAGCCGTACAGGCCGATGCCACGGCGCGCCAGCGCGGAGCGGCACAGGGCCGTCATCTTGCCCAGGTAGGCGTTGGCCTCGCGTGGTGTTGAATTATCGTATTTTGGGTTTGGCTTGCCGCTATGCTGCATGGCGTGGAAGCGCGATGGGCACGTCCACGTGATGAAAATGCCCTGGTCGCCGCACTCGCGGGCGATCTGCTCGAAGCCGTTGATGCGCAACATCAGCTCGCCGCGCCGGATGGCCTTGTTCGCTGTCGTTTTTTCGGCCAGCTCGGCAATGCTGAATTGCTGGCCATTCTCGTTTTGCACCAGGGTTGCGGCCAGCGCCGCCGCATTGCGACGGTTCTGCGCCAGGCGGGCCAGCACGGCCTCTGTGCTGGCGTAGGGTTCGCCATGATAGTTGACGTAGCCCAGGCGGATATTGCCCGCCTCAAAGGCGCGGCCTACGCGCTTGCGCAGTTGCCGGCGCCACCAGCGGGCGTCCACCAGGCGGGCGATGGTGTCGGCCGCTTCGTCAAATTCCGGCAGCTCGATGCCATACGAGGTGCATTCGTCTTCCATGATCTGCAGGGCATGCTTGTCGGAGATAGCACCCCACAGCATCTTGACGATGCCGGCCGCTGCGCGCTCGGCCGTGGCCACGATGTCGGCATCGCTTTGCGACAGGTCAACGCCGGCCGGCACGTACTGTTCGGCGAACTCGCGCACAAAGCTGGTAGCGATGGACTCATAGATTTTGTACCAGGACGACCAGGCCATCTTGGCCAGGGCCGCGTTGATGATGCGATTGCGCCACTTGAACGGTATGCGGGCCAGTTCGGGCGCGAACTGTGCGGATCGCAAGAAGGCTTCGTGACGCTGTGCGTCAGGCAGCAGGATTTGTTTAGATTGCATTCAACAGTCTTTCGTACACACGGATAGCGGCAGAGGTGGCGGCGCGCAGCTCGATGCGCTCTTCCTCGGTAAATGAGTGGATGGGCGATTCCCAGCGGTCGGCGTCCATGCCGGCGGCGATCAGCACGGAGCGGCGCGCCCCGCGTGGCGACAATCCCCAGGCCTGGGCCATGAAGGGCGCCAGGTTGCGCGGCTTGATGCTGCGTAGCTGGGCCTTGGCTTCGGCGATGGCGGCCAGCGCGTGTCCGGCGCCTGGTGGCGTCGGCATGTCCTTGTCGCGCGCGGCCAGAATCTCGGCAGCAGGCTGGAAGGACAGGTGATTGTCGATAAGGGACGCCGGCATGGTTCAGTCCTTGATGGCGCCGATGGCCCGCAGCACGTCAGGGGTAATGACGATCAGGAGCGACAGCAGCCAGATGCCGCAGGTTTTGGCCAGGCGCAGCATCAGCGTGCCCCTTCCTTAGGAAAATACTTGGCCCAATCAGTCTGTGTTCTTAAGGAGCTGATGTACGGCACGACGCCCAATTCGCTGGCGAACAGATAGCGCAAATCGATTGCCAGATCGCCGAGCAGAACACGTTGGTGCTCAGGTGTAAAAAAGCCCGAAACATTCAAAGCTTGCGCATCGCTGATGATGAAGGTGAGATTGGCTGCGCCGTAGGCGTGATAGGTCTTGGCAATCTCATGGATGCGGGCGGTCAGCGCCGCGATGCCGATGCCCGAGCTGGCTTGCAGCAGAAAACACGTTGGCGCCACGGGGACAATACAGTTTTGCAGGGTCGGGCGGATCGTGCTTGATGCCATGGATTTGTCGGCATGACTGGTGGCGTGCAGCGTGTTTTCCATCGGTTTTCCTTATTTCAGGTTGAACGAATCCCGCACGCTCAAAAAGGAGCGCAGCAGGGCACAGCAAAAGAGGGGAGTTACGGCGGCCGGGCTACGGCGGCGCGAGGATCAGGATAGTCATCAGCAGCCCGCAGTCAGGTCCAGGGCCAGCTGGCTGGTGGCTGCCGTGCGCGCATGCTGGGACATCGGGATGCGGATATCCGGCTTGGGCATGGCGGACAGCGAGAGGGTGCGCAGCACTTCCAGGCCTGCCACGAAGGAGTGCCCGCAGTCCGGGTTCTGGCACATGTAGGTGATTTCCTTGAACATGGCGGACATCGTGCGGCTCTTGACGGCGCGGACGGTGTATTCGCAATGCGGGCAGGGCAGGCCGATGACTCTCATTTCAGCTTTCTTTCCACTTGGTACAGGGCGCGACCGCGACCTGTCATGTTTTTTGACTGCTTGCGTAAGCGCGATTTGACGAGCCATTCGGCTGCTTGCTCGATACTTGCCAGCCCTTGCCGTTGACGAACGACTTCCAGCGCTGCAAGTTCTTCGTCATTGATATGAATTTCGTGATCGGGCATGTTCGGCAGCTTTTCAGTTACTCAAAAGTTACTATTCAGGGACTCGGTTTAAGCGCTGCGACGCTGTACGCTGTCGATGTCGTCAGCAGCAATAGCGGCAAGGGCTTCACGCATGACGATCTGGCGCACAAGTACCGCGATTTCTTCGCCTTGGTAATTGGCGATAGAGGAAACGAGCTGGTGCTCGTAATCGTCCAGGCGCAGCATGACTTTATGGCTGCGGATACGTTTTGCATCGGGATACATGACGTTGTCCTTAGTGGGTGGTTTGGGTAGCGAGTTCGCGCTTATAGTCGGCGAGGCCGCGCAAGATCAGGAAGCGTAAGAACCAAGCACGGGACCGTTGTTGCGCAGCGGCAAAGGATTCGACTTCCAGCACCTCATCAGGCGCCAGACGGACGCCTAGAGGCTGCGACGTGGCGCCCTTGGGAGTGCGCCCGATTTTGGATACGTTTTTCATAATGTTATGATGTGTAATCGCTACAGGATGGCGTAACTATAGTGTACGAACGTACACCTGTCAATGAGATTTAGTGAAAATATGAGCACCATTGGGGAAGCACTAAAAGCCGAGCGCCTACGCTTAGGCATGAATCAGGAAGAGTTTGGAGCGGCGGGTGGCGTAAAAAAGCGTACTCAAATATCGTATGAACAGGACGAGCGTTCGCCGGATGCTGTTTATTTGCGCGCAATCTCTTCAATCGGCGTTGACGTTCAATTTATCCTTACTGGAGATCAGGCGACAGCCTCGCTCACTCAGGACGAAAAGGAATTGCTGACTGGTTATCGTGGCTTGGATATTCGAGGAAAAGCAGGTGTGCTAGGGATGATCGACGGGATGAGCTCTACCCCGGCAGCGGCCCCTGCAAAGAGCGGCCCACATGTCGAGTTCCATGGAAAGGTTGGCCACCAAGTGACCGGCAATATCACTGGAAATCAGACCATCAACATGGGTGGCGGCAAGAAGAAGATTAAAGATTAGGAAAATGACGGATCACTGATGGCAGAGAAATCAGAGTTTTACGGGGAAGTTGGTCAGGCTGTTGTTGGGGATGTGATAGAGGGGCCTCGCCAAAGTAACGTGGTCAATTTCACGATAGGTTCGAAGCCTGAATTTCAGCCGCTGACGAAGTTGCAGCGGCAAGATGTGACTGCCAAGGTTAAGACACTGGTTGGGCTTAGTGGCGGGCCAGCATTGGATGTTTACCGCGTGCTGCTGAATAATTTCGGTGCGGCTAATATGAATGCATTCCCTGGTGATAAGTACATGGCAGCGATGGCGTTGCTAAATGCCCGTATTGTTGCCCTGCAGAATGGGCCAGGACCAATGCCCGTGCCGGTAGGTCCGGTTGCTCCCACTATCTCACCACATCAGGAAACCGTGCACCTGAAGATGCCGTGCGCGTCCTGCGTTCGTCACGCGGCCGAAATGAAACGGATGTGGGCTACGGTTTTAGTGTTGTGCGTACTGCTGCTTGGTTCGGCGCTGCTTTGCGGCTGGCTATTGCTGCCTTCGGCTGTCGGTGCTGCACCAGGATCGTCCACTGAGACACAGTGTTTCGTCGATGGCAAGGCGTATTCATTGGGAAGTTCCAGCAGGATGCCGAATGGGGCGGTACGCGAGTGCGTGAGTAACGTCTCCGACGGGATTCCCCGGTGGTCCGCAGGCACAAGAAAATGAGGTTCTTACTAGTCAAGAAACTAGCCTTTACCGCCTGCCTACTTGCATGCATCCCACTGCTGGCGGCCAATACGCCATGCTCGGGCCGCAAAGGTGGCATTTCTCATTGTGATGGCGCGACTTTCGTCTGCAATGACGGCTCGATCAGTGCATCGAAAAAGATATGTTCCGCAACTGGTCAGCCAGCCAAGGCGCCTGTGGCTGATTCCTCCGGCTGCTCTTGTCGCAGTGGAAGCTACTGCACTGGACCGCGTGGTGGACAGTACTGTCTGAGCGACAGCGGCGCCAAGAGTTACCGACGCCGCTGATTCACACTTTGTTTTATACACACTGACATTTATATGAAAAAAACAATCGCTGCCATTGCATTATTCTCGCTTCCTTTCCTCGTTTTTGCCGATGCCAAGACAGTCACGTCCCCAGTCGAAGTCCAGAAAATCATTGCCCAAATTTCCGTTGCCGACAAGACTTTTGGCTATAAAAATATTGGCGAGAGAATGCAGAAGATTGGCATGACAATCAGCTCCGTTCGAGTCGACCAAGTTGGGAAAGAAGATGCCGAGCCACCAATGTATCGTGCCGGCGACCAGGTGATTTCAATATTTACCAGTGAACCATCGGAAGCGGTCAAAGCCATTTGCCCAATTATGGGATCGCCGGTGTTTATCAAGCGCGGCGGCGCATACATTCCTTCTGGTCGGACCGCATATTGGTTGATGCACAATAAATGTGAGAATGGAGAGCGACGTTAACTTTGAATAGCTCAGGTTTATTCCGACATTTAGCGTACGATGAATGGCATGTTCTGCCCCTGAGACTGACGTTAGAGGAGAACGATCGATACCGCAATGATAGCGTTACCGCGCGCGCTGGCCCTGTCCGACTTTAGCTCATTAGGTGCCACATGTGCGCGGCTCCCCAACCACCACAGTATTTACTTGGGAAGTGCCATATTATGGAATACGCAGCGTACGGGCGAGCGATAGCGTTGTCCTCTGCACCTATTGTTGGGCTTTATCGTTTTGGCGACGAATTTCAGATATACCCTGCGCCCGTTGGTTCACCGACAACCAATCATATCGAGGCAACCTATCCTTTCATCATCGAGGTGAAGTATATGGCCACAGATCAAGGGAAACAACTTGAAATGGGCTTCATCGAGCCTGACTGGATTAATCAAAGCCGGCGAGTTGACCGCATTAACCATGTACTACTTTGGCTCACCACTTTAACGGCCTTCCAGCTTGTTTTTCCTAAACAACGATCATCATGGTTCCGGTCGGATTCGGATCGCCACGTCGATCCGTTCCCACTCCCTCAATGGGGAACTGAGGCATACATCCTGCGCGAGATCGGCCCTTGTATCGAAGCGTTTACGGAACCTGACTACGCTGCGATTCAGCATACAGAGATTCATGAGTATCACTCACGCATTGGACTCATACTGGGACATGAGTTCGATCTGCCAGACTCGATCACTGAGTTGCTGAAAGATGTAATTTCACTTGATGCTGAAGCGACGGAGACGTTTCTCTCTGCGTGTTTATTGTTTCGTCAAGCGATTGATCTATGGCAATGCTATTCAAGCTTATCCTTTGCTTCGGCTGTTTCGGCGCTTGAGACGCTCATAGATTACAACCATAGAGAGCTTAAATTAGAACGTTGCGGAACGTGCGGGCAAGAACGATATCGAGTTGTGAAAAAGTTCCTTGATTTCTGTCTTCAATATGGTGTTGGCAATCGCAAAGATCTTTATCAGGAGTATAAGAAGGCCTTTAGTAAGATATACAGCATACGTTCTGCATTGTTGCATACAGGAAAACTGATGCACGATGACTTGTATTGCCCCACTATCGGAACATGGGACAACTTTGAAGAGCGCGAACAACATCGCACCCTCCTGAGGTTGTATCGGATATGCGCGCTAAATTGGTTGCGCGCAACTGCTGCAGAGCAGAGAGTAAAGCGGGTGGGTTAATCCTTGGCTCAAAGAAGCGGTATTCTCGTAGGGGTACACTCATGTTGTTTCGCTGTCATTGTGGGCCGCCGTGTACCTATCTGTTCATGGCACCTCGCCATTCTCCCTGATGATGTCGCGCACTTCCTGAATGCGCTTCCACGCATGCAGCGCCGCCCGCTTCGCGGCCTGCTTGCTCTTGTAAACGTGATCCAGCGTCTTGAGCGTGCCCGTGGCCCCAGCCTGTTCCTGGCCCGTTTTTTTCTTCTTCGCCGCCACGTCCTTCCATTTCGCCGCCACGCCCGTGATGCCTTCGTCCGGGTCTTTCTCTTCCTCTCGCTCGGCCTCTACCGCTTCTGTCTTCGTTTCAAATTCCACCCGCGTGGTAAAGCCGTTGCCGCCCAGGTTGTGCGTGACCTTGACCGATAGCCATTCGGTAGCGTCGATCTCGGGCTTGAAGCCTTGCACGGTCACGGGGGATTGCGGGAACACGGCCGGGTTGCCCAGGGCCAGGCTCATTTCAAAGGTGGCCAGGCCGCGCAGGATGCGCTGCCATTCGGCCACGGCCGCCGCGCGCGCATCGGTTTCGCTGGCGAAGGTCGTGCGCAGGCGCTTGCTGTTGCCCGGCACGCCGGCCACCACGCTGCGGCGGCGCGCGTAGCGCTCGTCGTGCCAGAACGCGCGCACGCCCGTGTAGGCGTCGCTTTCGGCGCTGTGGTAGCGGTGGCCGTCGCCCAGGGCGCGCGTGATGGGGATGACGGGCAGCGCCTTGCCGCTTGCGGTGCGGCTCTGGTTGATGGGGATGAAGAGCAAGGTGTCGTTCTTGACGGTGGCCACCGCGTCGTATTTCCTGCCCAGCCGGCGCAGGAAGGCCGCATCGCTTTCGTGGGTCTGGTCGATGTGCTCGACGGCGGTATCGCGCAGGCGCGCGGACACGCCCGACGCCAGCTCGTTGCGAAAGGCGATGGCCTCGATGATGGCGCCCAGAGTGGTCTTGTGAAAGCTGTGTTCCTGCTGCTGTTTAAACGTGTCGATCAGGTTGGCCGACCTGGCGCGCAGGGTGATGGTGTCGGGTGCGCCGCTGTGCTCCACCTCGTCGACGGTGAACCTGCCCATGTCTACCAGGCCGGTGGCTTGCCAGCCCAGCGCCAGGGCGATCTGCGCGCCGCGCGGCGGCAGGGCCAGCTTGCCGTCGCTGTCATCCAGGGAAATGTCGAGCTGGTCGCTCTCGTCGCCACGGCACAAGGTGAGGGTCAGATTGATTAGCCGCGGTGACACGATGGCCGTCAAATCCTTGTCCTCGATGCTGACCTTGAAGGCGGGGATATGCTCGCTCATTTGAACTTGTCCGCCGCGCTGCCGATGGCGCCGCTGATGGTGCCCCCGATCTTGTCTTTCATTTCACTCACTACACCGCCGTATTTTGACGTGATGCCGCCGACCACATTGCCCACGACGCTGCCCACGGCATTCTTGGCCGCGCCGGCAATGCTGCTGGTCATGCCGTCGATGCTGAGCATGTTTTTCAGGTCGCCGATGTCGCCCAGGCCGACCATGGCCAGCACGCCGTCGTCGTCGCGCTTGAGTGCAATCGAGAACTCGACGCGGCGCGCGCCGCCGCTGCCGTCCAGGATGGTGCGGCCTTCCGTCATGCTGGTGATGCGGTAGGAGCCGAGTATTCGACCCGTGCCCTGGATCAGAATCCACGATTTACCCGTGTCGGCCATCATGCGCAGCGCATCGAGTGAATACAGGGAGCCGGTCAGTTCCGGCGCCACCCAGCCAGACAGGGTGATGGTGTCGTCGCCGGGCCCCACGTACTGGTGCGCGTCGCGCAGGCCCATGCGCGCCGTGCTGGCGTGCTTCCATTCCGTTTGCCGCTGCAGCTCGTGATAGGCCAGCGTTGGCAGGCTGAACACGAACATTCCTAAAATCATCATCATGGTGTGCTTCTTTCTTTAATCGTGGTCGCGCAGGGAAGAGCGGATGCGTGCGGCCTTTTCACGGTCGCGCTGATCGAGCGCCGCGCTTACCGCGCGGGCGATGGCCTGCGGATCGGTGCCGGCCTGCACGTTGAAGGTGATTTCGATCTTGTCGCCCTGGATCGTCATACCGGCGCCGAACCCGCCTTGGGACAACGGGGCGCGCGTGTCGAAGGCGCTGGCGGGCAGGGCCGTGGCCGTGCCGATGGCGATACCGGCGCCCAGTTGCGTCAGACGCTGCGCCAGTCCGGAAACCTTGGCAATCGGCGCACCCTCGCTGCGGTCCAGGCCCACGGCCAAACCCTGCATGGTGTAGTCGCCCAGCTGGGCAAACACGCGGCTTGGGCTGTGGATGCCCAGCTTTTCCTTGAACCAGGCAATGGTGCTGGAACCGGCATTGCTGATGGCGTCCTTGACGGCGCCCATGGAACCCGTGATGCCGTTGACCAGGCCGCGCAGGATGTTGGCGCCGAACTCGGTGAACTGGGCCGGCAGCTTGATGCCGAACCAGCTCAACACGCCCGCGAACGCCTGATAAAACACGCCGACCGGTGACCAGTTGATAATCAGGGCGCTGATACCCGCCAGGCCGCCGGCACACGTCGCCTTGAGCTGCGACCACACGCCGGCAAAGAACGTCTTGACCGGCTCCCAGCATTGATAGATGACGTTCAAGCTGCTGGTGATGCCGCTGGCCATGCTGCGCAGCAGGCCGCTGCCGAAGTCGCTGAACCTGGCCGGCAGCGCAATGCCGAACCAGCCCAGCACGCCCGCGAAAGCGCGATAGAACAGGCCGAGCGGTGACCAGTTGGCGATCAGGGCGCTGACGCCGCCAATGCCGCCGGCAAACGCAGTCTTGACGTGCGACCAGATGCCGCTGAAAAACGCCTTGATCGGCTCCCAGTATTTGTAGATCAGGTAAGCGGCGCCGGCGATGGCCGTCACGGCCAGGCCAATCGGATTGAGCATGAAGGCACGGCCCAGCCACAGTACGGCCCGGCCCGCCCACATGAAGGCGCCGCCCAGGCCGCGCAGGATGGGCGTGAGCACGCCGCCCGTCACGCCCATTTTGGCAAACATGACATGCAGCATGGCATACGGGCCGATCATGGCGGCAATGCCCAGCATCAGCGGCCCGAGTACCAGCAGCAGGCCGGCCAGCACGGCAAAGGCGGTAATCATGACCTTGGCCACGGCCGGGTTGCGCTCCATGAAGCCATTCAGGCGTTGCACGGCGCCAATCGCCATTTCCAGCCCCTGCGCGTACAGCGGCAGGATTTTTTCGCCCATGGTGAGCTTGAGGTTGGCCAGCTTGGCTTGCGCTTCCAGTTCCTTGCCAGCGGCAGAGTCGCGCCCCAGCTTGTCCAGTTGGGCGATATTGGCGGCGCCCCGGTTGAGCTTTTCGTTCTTGTGAATCTGCACGCGCTGCAAGTACATCTGCGAATGCAGGTTCGACGCGGTGCGGTTGGAAAAAATGCTGCCGATGGCGTCGAGCACCTGTTTCTTTTCGGTGATGCCCTTCTTTGCCAGTTGCGGCAACAGCACCTTTTCCAGCCATTCGAACTGATTTTCGCGGAACAGCTCTGAACCCAGCAGCGCGCCGGGATCGAGGAAGGAAATTTGCCCCGCTTTGTCGTGCTTGACCTTGCTCTTGTCGCCGATCAGGCCGAATTCTTCCAGCTTTTTGGCTGAGCGCTTCGTCGTGCGGCCCTGGTACAAGTTCTGGTAGGCGCTCATCAGGGACGTACCGACGCGGTTGCCGCCCATTTCCTGCACCAGCGGTTCCATCTGGTAGTAAAAGGCATCGTCTTGCAGGCCCTTGGCGGCGAGGCCGCCGGTTTTAATCATGTTCAGCCATTCATTCGGGCCGACGCGCCCGCCCGTGGCAGTGATGACTTGCTGCACGATATTGGCCTGGGCCTCGAACTTTTCCTTGCTCTCCAGGCCGCCGCGCAGCTCGATGACCTTGAGCATGTCCATGAACTTGCGTTCGTTGTCGGCGCCCTCGGCCTCGCCGAAGAAGGCATGATTGGCAAACTTCATTTTGGCCAGGGTAGGGGCGACCATTTCCGCGTGGTGCACGTCGGCAAAGGCGCTCATGCCGTCGCGCATGAGCTGCAGGTTGTCGAGCTGGCTGGTGCCGTAGGTTTTCATGTTGCGCGCGAAGGCGACGGCTTCGGCAGATACCTTGTCGCCCAGGCCCAGCGCGTTGACGCGGCCCACTTCCGTTTGATAGTGCTTGGCCTCGTTCAGTCCCTTGACGACGGGCGCGCCGATGACGGCGCCCGTGGCGGTCGCGCCAGCGCCGGCCATGGTCAGGTTGCCCGCGCGGTTGCGCAGCTTGTCGGCGTGCTGGGTGGCGTTGGTGACGCGCTGCTGCTTGGCGTTTGCATTGGCCAGCTTCTGCTGCTGCAGCGTCATGGTTTTGTTGGTGGCCTCGATTTCGCGGCGCAAGGTGCGCTCGTGGTTGGCCAGGTCTTTGGTGCCGATGCCGGCGCCCGCCAGGCGCTCGCGCATGACCTGCAGTTGCTGCGCCTGCTGCTGGCCGGCCATCTTCAAGGCGCCGGCCGCTTTGACTGCGGCGTTAAACTCGCGCGTCATGGCGCGCGTGGGCGCTTCCGTCTGTTTCATCTTGGTGGCCAGGCTGGCCACCTTCTGCTGCGCCGCTTCCAGCTTGCTGCGGGTGGCGTCCAGGCCGCCGTGCAGCTCGCGAAATTTGCTGATGTTCTTTTGCTGGGCGTTCAAGTCGCGCAAGCGGTCGCTGGTGGCCTTCAAGGCCTTGGCCGTGTCGCTGGAGCCGCCCATGATTTTTTTCAGCGGGCCGGTAATCTTGTCCAGTGCCGCAAAAACTACCTGTAATTTCAGATCCCGACCAGCCATCTATTCCGCTCCGCTTCGTTGCCTGGCGCGTTCGCGCCAGGCCATCAGTTCATCCATCGTAAAGCCGTCCATCGCGGCCGGCGTCCAGTGAAAGACGCCGGCAATGTCGGCCATGGCGTCTTCTACTTCGCCGGGGATACCGAAAGGCGATCGGCCTTGCTCGCCAAAAAACCGGCAACCTCGGCGCCCACGGCCAGCAGGTCGGCCGGGTCCATGTTGGCGATGTCGTGCGTGGTCAAGGTCGGCTCGGTGATGCGCGGCAGCACGATCTGCAGGGCAGATACGTTCAGGTTGGCCAGTTCGATCAGGGACACGCCGCGCAGGGCGCCCGCCTTGGGCTTGCGCACGGTCAGCGAGGTGATGACGGTGTCGCCGCGCTTGATCGGTTCGTCCAGTTCGATGACGGATTGGTTTTGGGTATCGTTGTGCATGGTGTGGTCCTTGTAGGGTGGTGGTAAATAAAAAGGGGGTTACAGGCCGATGGCCTTGCGGATGGCCGCATTGGTGTCGCCGCCGAAGTTTTCGGTGCCGCTCATGAAGTCCAGTTCGATGACGGTGGCGCCGTCGATCAGCAGCTTGTAGTAGCTGCAGGGCATCGTGTATTTGTGGGTGGTGTCGTCGCCCATCTTGGCCGCGCCCATGTCGATTTCCTTGTAGCGGCCGCGTACGACCACTTCCACGGCGGCGACCGTGCCGTCATCGTCTTCCTGGTAGGCGCCGGCAAAGCGCAGTTGCACGGCGCCGTGCGTGTGCGCACCGTACTGTTTCAGGGCTTCGGCGATCAGGCCGCCGCCGCTCCATTCCAGCGACAGCGCCTCGTTGCCGAAGTCCACGGACACGGGGCCGCTCATGCCGCCGGCGCGGTACTCTTCCATTTTGCGGCTCAGTTTCGGCAAGGTGACTTCCGGCACCATGCCCAGGAAGGACACGCCGTTTTGAAACAGGTTGAAATTTTTCAGTTTGCGGGGCAGGCCCATAGTGTTCTCCGTTGTTCAGTTGCGCCCGCGCGGGCGCGGGCAGGGTGGTGATGGCGATTACGCGGAGATGCGCGAGGCGAAGTCGGCCAGGTAGCGGTCGGTAATGCGCTGCTGGAAACGCAGGTTTTCCAGCGGCGGCACGGGCGTGTAGTCGTAGTCGATGGCCAGCTTGCCCGCCTTGAGCGTGTCCTTGTCGTTGAACTGCTCGTCATACCAGGCGTGGCCGTCGATGATGTAGCCCTGCAATTTCAGGTCGCGGAACTTGGCGTTAATGCTTTCCAGCAGGTCGCGCACCAGGGACGGGTGCAAGGGCAGGTCGACAAAGGCGAAATGCGCTTCGGCGATGGTGTCGGCCAGCACCTGGGCCGTGCGCGTGTAGCTCTCGAAATAGAAGAAGCCGCCCGGCGCCTCGCAGGTGCGCGAGCCCCAGAAACGATAGCCGCCCATGTTAATCAGGGTGGTGACTTCCTTGGCGTTGAGCACGCCGGCGTCGGTGGCCGGGTCTTGCAGGTCGAAAAATACGTCACGGGTCAAGCCGGTCGGGCCGTTGATGACGACGTTCGACAGCGTCTTGTGCCAGCCCGTTTCCTCGTCGATCTTGGCGCGCAGGCCCATGGCGTAGGCCACGGCGGAAATGCTTGCCTCTTCATCGATGGCGGTATCCCAGTTCACAAAATCGGGCCAGATGATCATGACCTCGCGCTGGCCGAACTGGCCGCGATAGGTGGTGGCGGCCACGACGTTGCTGCAGCCATATGCGGAGGCATACACGAAGGCGCGCAGTTGCTGCGCCACGCTGGCCAGGGCGTTGGTGACGGCCTTGGTGTCCAGGCCCGGCGCGCCCAGGATGCGCGGTTTGACGCCCAGCTTGCTTTGTGCGGCCAGCAAGGCTTTCACGCCCAGGTACTTGCCGTCCGGCGACACGCCGCCCACCACATTGGTGGTGGTTTCCGCTTCCGTCTCGCCTTCGGCCACGCGCACGACGATGGTCAGGGGTTTTGTTTGCGCGGCGATCGCTTCCAGCGCGCGGCACAAGGTGCCCGTCTTGCCGGCCTTGCCCATGGCGGCCAGCACGTTGGTGATGAGCACGGGCGTGTCCAGCGGGAAGGCGGCTGGGTCGGCGTCGTCGGCCGTGGCGATCAGGCCCAGCACGGCCGTGGAGACGGTGCGGATGGGGCGCGAACCCTCGTTAATTTCAATGACGCGCACGCCATGGTGGTAGTCGGTGGCCAAAATTAGTTCTCCTGGTGAGTGGTGAATGGGGCGTTACTGGGCAATGGGGGGCACGAGGGCAATGCCGGCATCGTCGAAGGCGCGGCGGGCCTCGCCCGGCAAGCTGGCGGCGATGCGGTCGTATTCGCCTTTGATGGCCGCCTGCAGCGCTGGCATATCCTGCGCGGCGATGACCGATGGGCAGATGGTGATGTCGAGCAGCGCCTGGCGCGCTTCGATAGCGCCTTCCACGATGTCCGTTTCGCCGTTCATCATCGCCGCGAAGCCGATACCGGCCAGGCGGTTCAAGACGGCCTCACGCGCGGCGCGCACTGCGTTGAGGTAGACGGCGGCCAATTGCACATACGGCGTGGGCGCGCGGGCCGTCACGATCCACTGGCCACGGGGATCGAGCGAGACGGTGGCGCCTTCGGCTACCGCCGCCTGCATGCCGGCGAGCAGTTCGGCAGGAATCAGCACGGCGTCAGCGGGCCATGAGCCGGCGGCGTCATAGGCCGCGCGCAGGCGTTCGGGGTAGAAGCCTGCCGTTTGCACGGAATAAAAAACGGCGTCAAGGTTGTCGGGGGCAAGCATATCCATGGGGCTTCCTCTTGTTAATAGCCGCGTGCGGTATAGGTGATGGGGTATGCCAGATAATCACTGGCGCTGGAATTGACAACCGCCACCGGCACGCCGCTGCGCGTTTTTGCATCCATGTTGAAGTTGACGGAACCGGCCCCCAGGGAACCATGGATGACGTTGCCTTGAATGGACAGCAGCCCGTTAGGGAATGCCGTTGGGAATGTCAGCATGCTGTAGCCGGTTTTACTGGCGACAAAGGTTCCTGTCTGGCACATGATGCCGCCGGGCGATGCCTGGCAGGAACTCACGCCCGCGCTGGCAATGGACGTGAGGAAATCGGCGTTACGCCACATTTCCGCCGTCGTGTCGATGACCTGCCATACGCTATCGGCAATGGCGGCAAGGGTGATGTACTGGCCGGATTTGACGTCCATGCCATTCACGCCGGACACATCGGCATTGAGCGAGGCGCCGGGGCCGGGGGCAAGTCGTCCCACTTTTCCGGCCAGGCCGAAGAAGTGAATACAGCGGCCGGAATTGGTCGTGATACCCAGGTCGCTCGGCTTGGGAAGCGTGAACAGCACATTGTCGGAAGAAAAATACAGGCATTTGCCGATGTCCTCGCCGGTCAAGCTGCGCGACGCCGATACTGCGCCGGATGCCACGATATTGCCCTGTTCCTGCTGTACAAAAGCAGCATTGACCAGCTTTTTCGATGCATCGAATTTTTCCAATGTCGCCACTTCCTTCCTGCTGTACTGGGGGTGCGGGTCCAGCGCAGCCAGGTGCAGGGCCAGTTGCTTGTCTGCATAGGCGCGCACTTCGCTGTCCTGCTCGTCGGCATACTGGCGCGTGGCCAGCACGACGGACGGGTCGATTTTCAGCTCAATGGCGGCCGTGCTGGCGACGATCAGCACCACGCGCACCACTTGCGTGCGCGCGCTGCCCTCGGCCATGACGGGCTTGTAGCTGGGCGGGCAGTTGGCCACGGCGCACAGGTCGCCCGCCTCGTCGTAGATGCCGATTTCGCGCAGCCACCAGCCGCCCACGTTTTCGGGCAAGACTTGCTCGACGATGATCTGGCTGGCGTTGGCCGGGTCGATGGCGAGCTGGTTCAGGTCGGCGCGGCGCACTTCATGCACGAGCGCCTTTTGCGCGCGGTCGGGAATCGGCAGGGCGCCGTTGCCGTCGCCCACGCCCATTTTTTTCAGTTTCAGGGTGTGGCCCAGGGCGATGGCGTTGGCCAGCTTGGCCTCGCCCACCTGCGTCAGAATGGCAAAGTATGTGCTCATGGATAGATGGTCATGGTGTCAATGGTATGGGGTGCGCCGCGCTGTACCAGCGTGCCGCGCACTTCGATTTTTTCGGCGATCCACGGATAAACTGTCATCGCATCGCCGTGATAGGCGGCCAGGCCGATCTGCACCTGGCCACGGGTTTCCAGATACAGCGCCAGGCCCGTCAAATGCCGGCTGACGGGCTTGGCGTCGGCGATCAGGCGTTCCATTTCCTGAAACATGGCATCCGTGATGCCCGTGTCGAGCACGCCCACGTCGAGGCGGAAAGTGCCCGGCGTACCGGGCGGCGTGGTCTGCCACCATTCGGTGATGCGGATCAAATAACCCAGGGACTCGACCACGCGGCGCACGGCGGCAATCGTGCCCTTGTGCTTGTGGATGAAATAGGCCGCCTTGATGGTGCCGCGCTTGATCGATTCGGGCCAGGCGTCGTCCCAGCGGTCGACGGAACAGGCCCAGGCCAGGAACGGCAGCAGGGCGACCGGGCAGCGGTCGGCGTTCCACAGGTCGCGCAGCGGCACGGGCACGTTGACCAGTTCGGCGCAGGCCACGGCAATGGCGCGCTCCAGCGCCGTGGTGTTCGGCGGAAGAGTGGCAACGTGCTTATTCATCGAGCACGACCACGTTGAGATTGATGCCGGTGCAGCGCGCGGCCTGGGTGGCGTCCAGCTCGATGTCTGCCGCCGGGCTGGTCAAGACGACCTTGCGCACGCCTTCGACGTGGACGGCAGCGCTGCAGGCGGAACGGTAGATGCTGTGGCCCAGCGGGCGGCGCGGCTGCGACACGCGCACGGCGTTGGCGCGCGCGGCGGCCAGCAAAATCGGCACTTCCGGGCCGACGCCGATAAACAAGGTGGCCTCGATCTGGTAGTCGATGACCTGGGCGGCCTGCACGGTGAGGCGGTCGCCCAGGGGGCGCACATCCTCGGCGTTGAGCGCGCGCGCCACGGTGGCCAAGAGGTCGGCGCTGGCGATGCCGCCGGCCTCAACTGACAGCACCGTGACGATGACGCTGGCCGGCGCCGGGCTGGTGGCGCTCGCGTCCTTGACGCGGCCGTCGCTGCTGCGCGAGTGGAATTCATACGAGGCTTTCGGGCCGGCCACGGACAGGCCGTCCGGCGCTTCCTGGATGCGCAGGCGGTAGGCGTCGTTGTCTTCCATGACGGCGGCCACGGGCGGCAGGGCGTTGGGATTGGCCGGCGTGATGACCAGGCGCGCCACGTTGACGTTGGCCCCAAGCTGGTCCAGGTCGCCATCGAGGGCAAACGCCAGCATGACGGCCTTGCCCGCCTCGTTGACGCGGTTGCGCAGGATGGTTTCCTGATACGCGTTCTCTTCCAGCAGCTTGGTGGCCGGTTCCGATTCCAGCTCCAGGAGCGCCGTGACGGCGGCGCGCTCGGCTTCCGGCAGCAGGCTCACCAGGTGGGTCTTGCGGCCGGCGAGGATGGTTTCGAAGTCCAGCACCTCGACCACGCTGGGCGCCGGCAATTGGGTCAGGTCGATGGGCGTGCTCATACAACGTCCCCCTGCTTGATGGGCACGGCCAGCGTGATGCCCTGGCCGTTGGCAGTGCCATCGAGCAGCAGGGCGATGGCGCCGTCCGTGTCGCGCGTGAGCTGTACGCTGGCGAGCTGCAAACGCGGCTCCCAGCGGCGCAGGGCAAAGGCGGTGGCCGCGTAGATGCGCAATTGCGTCGCGCTGTTCAGGGGCTGGTCGATCAGCTCGGGCACTTCGGAACCATAGCGGCGGCGCCTGATGCGCGAGCCGATGGGCGTCGTGAGAATATCGGCCACGGACTGGCGCAGGTGGCCAAGGCCCGTCAGGCTGCGCCCGGTGGCGGCGTGCATGCCCATCATGATTGTGGCCCGCCCGACTGGTCGCCGCCGGCCTTGACGCCACCGTGCGGATGCTTGGCCAGGCTGATGGCGCCGGCCAGCACGTCGTCGCTGGCTTTGATCGTGCCTTGCACGGCCATGGCCACGCCGCCAGCGGCGCCGGCCTTGGCGTTCACGCCGCCGTTCAGGGTGGTGGCGCCTTCCACGGTGGTGGATTGCTTGACGATCAGGTTTTTCATGACGGTCAGGTCGCCCGTGCAAATGGTGCTCGGTGCGTTCGACGTGACCTTGTCTGCCGTGACGGTGGCCGTGCCGCCGGGCAGAGTGGCGGTTAAGGCATGGGCTGCATGGTCGTACTGCACCACGGCACCGTCGGGGTAATGGGTGGTATGGATGCTGTCGCTGGTTTCGGGAGCGTCAAATTCTTGCGAGTACAGCGCCGGCAGGATGATGCCGCGCGCCAGGTCGCCGCCGGGTGAAAAGACGATGACCTGTTCGCCCACGGTCGGTGCCGACCAGGTGCGCGTGCTGCCGGCGCGCCGGGTGGCCCATTTCAGCCATTCAGTGGTGAGCGTCGGCCCGAGTCGCACGCGCGCCTTGGCCCCTTTGACCTCGGCGATGGTGCCCAGGCGGATCAGGTTCTGCAGCAAGCGGGTGAGGTCGGACAGGTCGGCGTTCATGCAGTGCATGTTGCCGAAGTCCGCGTGCGGATGCACGCGGGGGCGGGTTGTTATGCAGCTTTGTGACTATGGGATATGGCGTTCTTCATATAATGGATACATGTCGATAATATATGATTTGGTTTTCCTAAGTTTTTTAGCGTTGCTCCCCGCTGACATGTAGTCAAATTTCCATCTCTAAACAGTGTTAATTTTTACTTTGCCCTCTCTTTCTTCAATGTCAAAATAAGCGCGTGCTGTAAATACTAAGATGCAAGCAACTAAAAATGATGCAAGGAACATTCCTAGATGTATCCAGTTGTCATAGATCGGTAGCTTATTTTTTCCAAAGAGAAAATTTTCAATAAAGCGATCAAATTTTGAGAGGACATAACCAGATAGAAATGCAGAAATGGCTTGTCCAATGGTTACAAACTTCAATGCTTCTTTTCTGTCGTATGGACTGAGGTACATGCCAGTTGTCCAGCCAAGTAAAAAAGCAATTAAAATAATAAGATAATTTTTAGCCAAAACCTCTCCATTTGGGGAAATTGTCCATGCTGTCCATATAAGAACACCTGTGGCAAAAAATCCGCAAATAAGGGTAATAATGGCCGTGAGTAAGTATTCTTGATTTTTACTTAAGTGCCGAAAGTCGAGTGCCATAGCTAACTCCTAAGTTAGTAGTTAATTTTTAAGTAATTCAATGCTTTTTATATATCCAATGTCAGCCATTGTCTACATCTCACTAATAGTGATCACCGGCATAAAACTTTAGCTTATTTGATAACTTTTGTCAGTAGGGTTTTACTTTGACTACCTTAGATTGACTCCAAGTGTTGCAGTAAAGATTCACGTAGTAACGCCCTATCCTGTTCACTTAATCCCAGCAGCGGCCGCTCTGGATATTTGTATAAATGCCCTTTTTTTGACATGCGGTCTTGCTGGCCAAACTGATGCACCCGCGCCACACGTGCTACCCAGCCAAAGAACCCGACCTCTATCTGGTCGCCGGTCGCCTTTACTTTCAGGTGTTTGGCGGTGCGGATCTTGGCAAACATGGCCGCCTGTTGCCGTTTGATGCGTCCATTCTTCCCCTTGAATTCCTTGCGCCGCTTGCGCGCCGGATAGGCCGCGCCATTCGGCCCCTGCTGGGCCTTGATGCGCTGCGCCTGGCTGCGGCGCAGGTCGATGGCCACCTTGTGATTGATGGCGCGGCGTTGGGCCGGTTGCAGCTTGGCCAGCAGGGCGCAGGTCCAGGCTTCCAGCGCGTGCAGGTCGTCGCTCATGGCGTTGCCTCGGGCGTGCGCCATTCTGCCAGCAGGGTCTCACCGTCATACAGTTTCCAGAATTCATTTGCATAGGCCGGCATGTGCTGTATCTCGGCCAGGTGCTTGATGTCCAGGCGGCCCGCCTCGCCGGTCTTGACGGCCACGCGCTCGGTCAGGTCCAGCTTGATGGAAATGTCGACCGTTTCATGGTTGTTGAAGTCCACTTCGAAGGCGATACCATGCTTGCGGGTTTCTTCGTTGGCCATCAGGTCGAGCTGGTGCACTTTCAGCCAGGCGATCAGGGCCACCATGATGGCGTCGGCATCGCCCGCGTAGTCGGTCACGATCAGGTTGAGCTTGAAGCGGTATTCGAAGGACAGCGAGGCGGTGGCGGTGGCCACCACATTGCCCTCGTCGGCGAAGACCAGCAGGCGGTCGGGGTCGCGCTGCAGGGCGGGGATGGCGGCGGCCAAGTGCTGGCGCAGGCTATTCGGTTTGTACATGGTAGGTGTCTCGGACTAGGTTGTAGGCGTCGATGCAGGCGTTTAGCTGGCGGGTGGCGTCGTCACCGTCGCCGGCAATGGCGTCAAGAGCTGCCGCAGTCGCTGGGTCAAGTTCGGCGCGCGCTTGGTGCCGATCGCTTGCGGCAGTGGTGGTATCTGCAGTGGCGGCGCACTGGCCGTTGGCAACGGGGATTGACAGGCGCACAGCGCCGCTGCGCACATCAAGATTAAAGCGGTGACGCTCGGTTTTCGCATGGGTTTGCTCCTGGGTGAGGTGGTCGGCGCGCTGCACCAGGGCGGCGCCGGCCGCGCGCTCCAAGGTGAGCACGCGGGCGGTGGCCTGGGCCAGCGCGGTGGCGGCGGTGCTTTTACTGGTGGCCGCCGCCCGCTGCAGTTCGGCGATGCTGGCGTCCTTGCGCCAGCCCTGCGTCGTCCAGCCCGCGATGGCGCCGCACAGCAGGCACGCGGCCAGCGGGCGCCAGGTGCTCGTCGTCACATGGCCACCCGTTCCTTAATCCAGCCGAACAGAAAACGGCGCTGGCTCTTGTTGGCTTCGGTGATTTCCAGGTAACGCGCCGCCTGCAGGCCGTTCAGAGCACGCAGCAGCACGGCGGCACCGTCCTGGCCGCGCCATTTCAGGAAAGCGGCCAGCGCGCCCAGCGACTGCGTGCCCAGGCGGCCGTCGACGAACAGGGCCGGGTAGCGGGTGCCGGTGTCATTAAAACCGTTCAGCCAGCGCTGCAGGAACTCGGCCGCGCGATGCGGCCCCATGTTCACGCCCGTGTCGATCACTTCGGCGCCGATGCCGGCATGCAGGGCCAGCACCTGGTCGAACTTCGGTTCCGTGATGTAGCGCGCCGTGTAGATGGCGCGTGCCACGGCCACGGGCAGATCGCGCATCGGGCCTTGATAGCCGTTGGCGCGCGCCACGGCCACGGTGATGCCGTAATTGGTTTCGCCGCCTTTGTCTTGCGGGTCGTTCACATAGCCGCCTTCGGCGCGCAGAATGGCGTCGATGGTGCGCGCGATCAGTGGATTGTCGGTGGTGGCCATCAGTGCTCCTTCGCGTCTTTGACCAGCTCGGCGATGTCCTTGTCGCTGCGGCGCTGGAACCACAGGGCCACGGCGCGCGATACCCACCAGCCGGGTGCGCCCACGATCAGGTCGATGGCGGAGGCGTTGACCATGGCGCCGATGCTGGGCAACTGGGCGCACAGCAGCTGGTACACGGTGCCGCCCAGCAGGCACGAGAACACGCCCGCGCAGGCCAGGCGGGCGACGAATTCGCCCTTGTTGAAGGTGCCGTCGCTGTTCAGCGGCGGCAGCACGATGTACAGCATGGCGGCGCCGACCATGCCCAGCGCCGCCTTGAAGCCGTACAGTTTGACCAGGGTGGCGAAACCACCAAACGATTCTGCGGACATTGCTTGATACTCCGAGGTGAGGGGTGATAAATTTTTCATGAGGGTAAAAATGGATGATTGCTGCGTTAATCCCATAGCTGCACGATGTCCGCGACCTGGCCGGTGCTGGGCGCCGGCTCGGGCAGGGTGACGACCAGACCGGCCTGCAGCACGGCGCCGTGGCGCGCCAGCGCGGGATTGATTTCCAGGGTGCGCTCGACGTATCCCGCGCCGTCGCCCAGGTAGCGCCACACCAGGGCGTCCACCGTGTCGTGCTGTTGCGTGCGCACCTGCATCAGATCAATTCCACGGTCAGATGCGTGCGGCCGACGATATCCGCGATGGCCCATTGCGCATTGCGCCGCTGCGCGCCTGGCGCCTCGTCGAGCCATTCCATGCTTTTCTTGTCGCTGACGGACGTGGCCGTGCTGTCGTAATCGCGGTAACGCTCGATCAGATCCGCTTTTGCCGTGCTGTAGACGGCGCGCCGGTACTGCGCCAGCAGGCGCGATTCGCGGTTGATGCGCGTGGCTGGAACGTCCACCAGGGCGGCAATACCGGTTGCGGCCTGCTTGCCCTGCCAGTCGGCCAGTTCGCGGTTGACCTGCAGGATGGCATCGACCACGGCTTGCACCAGGCGCGCGTCGGTGACGGTGCCGTCCAGGCGCATGGCGTCGCGCATATCGGCGAGAAGGATGTCGGGAAACCAGCCGTCGTTCTCGATGAGGCTAGGCGCAGGCGCCGGCGGCGCCGGGGAGGTTCCAAGCTGGGTTGACGGGGGCAGGGCCATGAAGGACATACGGGGCGCTTTCAAAAGTGGGCGGTGGACGGGGTTCATCAGGCAAATGAATTAGCCAGAATCCCCCCGTGCCGCCGTGCTGCGGGGGATGCTCTTTACGTGGAACCGGCCGCACGCTTGAGGCGTCGTTCCAGCTTTTCCATATCTTTCTTGACGCCGCACGATTCCGACAGGGCGCGGGCGCGTTTCAACTGGGCCATGGCCGTTTCCGCCTGCGCCACCAGTTCAGGGGCGATGTCGGCTTCGTCCGCTTGATCCAGCACGGCGATCATGGCCAGGCCCATGGCCTTGTGCAGCTTGGCGCGCGCCTGGTCGGGCGCGTCGCTGGCGGCCGTCAGTTGCTCGACGGTGCCCAGCACCTGGGCCGCGTGCTGCGGATCGGCGGCCAGCTTGCCGTGCAGGAAGCCCTCGGCAAATTCGTCCAGCATCAAAGTGGCGATGTCGCGGCTGTAGGTCTCGGGCAGCGTGAACTTGTGCGCCAGCGCGTATTCGGCCATGACCAGGGCGCGCGCATACTCGCCCGTGTCGATGTGCCACACCAGCAGGGTGGCGAATACGTCATCCTGCGCGCCCTTGCCGCCGGCCAGCACGCCGTCGATCCATTGCGCGTAGTCGGGCAGCAAGGTGGCCTTGACCTCGATCTTGCGTTCGACCGACTGAATGGCTTTCAGGCGCCGGCGGTCGTCGGCCAGCTTGTAGAGCATCAGCTCGTAGGCCGTGCCGGTGGTGACGCCCTGCGGCGCGGCGGCGCCGGCCGTGCGCTCGGCCAGCATGCGCGCACGGTGGCGCAGGGCAGGGGATTGATTACTCATCACTTGTCTTTCAGCTCGATGTTTTCCACCAGCGCGGCGAGGCCCAGGTCTTCGATCACGTAGGCGTCGTTGGACGACTCGTAGTTTTCGATGCGGTCGCGCTTGGGCTCGTCCACTACGCGGCGGCGGCGCGCGCCATCCTGGAAGTAAATCGACAGATTGTCGAAGCGGGTAATCAGGATGGCGTTATCCGGGAAGTACGGCACGCGCGCCGCCGGCAAGCCGCCGATGCGTTTCTGGCTGATGATGATGTCGGCCGCCAGCGTTTCCGTGGGCGCCTGCTTGGTGTTTACCAGTGGAAAATACTTGTCGTTCAACAGCTTGCGCCCGACGATGGCCACCAGGTTGGTGTCTTCCTGATACCACGGGTCCAGCAGGTTGACGGCATCGGTGACGGCCGCGTCGAGGTTGGCATAGTCGGCGCCGTCCATGTCGCCGATGATGACCTTGCCCGGCATGCCGTTGGCGACCAGGCCCAGCACGCGCTCGGGCGCCTGTTCGCGCAGGTGCTGCAGCCAGCCCTTGTTCACGTCCTGCAGCAGCGGGTTGGCGGCCAGGTAGGTGGTGGCCATGACTTTCACGCCATTGAAGCCGATGACGATGCGGTCCAGCGCCTGGCGCGTCAGGATGGCGTTGGCCACGCGCGACTGGAAGTCCTGGAACTTGGCCCAGGCGTCCAGCTTGGCATAGCTCAAATGCGTGTCGAAGTTGGTTTGCTCGCAGCGGTACTTCGTGCTGTCCATGGTGGACAGGTCGCGCGTTTCGCGTTCCTTGTCCTTGGTGTTGGTGCGGCTGGCAATCGGGCCTGACACGCCCAGGCCCAGTTTTTCGCCTTCCTGCTCGCCCACGCCGATGACGTTCACTTTCGACAGGAACTCGCTCGATTCCTGCATCTTGTTTTCCAGCTTTTGCTGCACGCTGGGCGTGACGCTGAAGGTCTTGGCCACGTTGTCCGTGTCGTTCAGTTGGCCTAGGCGGGTTTCATACTGGCCAAATACCTGGCGCGTTTGCTTTTTCATGGTTCGGTGCTCCGTTGTTGAATGGGGTGTTGGTGGATGGCGCGCGCTTAAAACTCGGTCTGCACGGCGCCGTCGTTGCCGGTCGCGGCTGGGCGGCGCGGGCCGTTGCCGGGCGCCTCGTCCATCTGCGCCTTGAAGGCGGCCAGCTCGTCCTGCGTGGCCTTCAATGCCGTTTCGGCTTTTTCCAGGCGCGTCACGGCGTCCGCGTAGTTGTCGTTGGCGGTGACGACGTGGCCGGCCAGCTCCTGCACGGCTTCGCTGATGTCGGCGAACTGCGCGGCGTCGGCGCCGGATTTATTCGAAAAGCGCGACAGCAGGTTTTTCACGGCGTCGGCCAGCCTGATGCCCTGCTCTTCGAATTCCAGCTCGACCTCGACGGCCGACGTGAACAGGTTGGTGCTTTGCTGCTTGCGGGCGGCGGAGAACTTCAGTGCCTCGGTGCCCAGGCTGGCCGGGCTGTCGGTGACGCCCAGGCCGACCAGGTAGGGTTGCGCCGTGTCGGCAAAGTCAGGCTGGATTTCTAGACTCGTGTACAGCTTCTGTTTCGCCTTGTTGATGGCGACCAGTTCCGGCGTGGGTTCGATCTGCGCGAACAGGGCCAGTTTCTTGCCGTTGTCCGTGTCCACTTCCTCGGCTTTCACCGCGATCACGTCGCCGTAGGCCTTGAATTGGCTGTCGGGCAGGATGCCGCGAATATGTTCGAGCCAGATGCGCGCGCCGTAGGTCTTCGGGTTGTAGGTGGCGGCGATCTGCTCGATGGTGGCGCGGTCGATGTTGCGGCCGTCCGTGGTGGCGCCTTCGGTGGCGACGCGGAAGAATTGGGATTTAGGCATGGTGGCGTGTCTCGGTTGATCGGATAACGCCATGGTCAACGTCTTGGCCCGGCGATTCAATGCGGGGCGGGTTGCTATGGCCCATAGCGACTTTTGCCTTTCCCCGTTCCGCGCGCGCGCGGCCTACGCTGGCGGCATGCTGACAATCGAGAAAACAAGCGAACAAACGGCGGACGAAAAAATCGCCGAACTGGCCGTGCCCGAATCCGAGCCGCGCCGTGCCGCGCGCGCCCTGTACTGGAAGGGCTGGCGCATTTCGTCCATCGCCCGGCACCTGGGGATCAAGCGCAGCACCATCAATAGCTGGAAAGAGCGCGACGAGTGGGACAAGGCGCAGGCCATCGAGCACGTCGAGGCAGCGGCCGAGTTGCGCCTGGTGAAACTGATCGAAAAAGAGGTCAAGAGCGGCAGCGATTACAAGGAAATCGATCTGCTGATGCGCGCTATCGTGCAGGCGGCGCGCGTGCGCCGCTATGAGCAACCGGGCGGCAACGAGGTCGATCTCAACCCGAAGCTGGCGAACCGCAATGCCGGCCCGAAGAAGAAGCCGACGCGCAACGACTTCAGCGACGAGCAGCGCATTCAGCTGCTTGACGCCTTCCAGGACTCGCTCTTCGACTATCAGAAGGTTTGGTATCGCAACGGCGACCAGCGCACGCGCGCCATCCTCAAGTCCCGCCAGATCGGCGCCACCTGGTATTTCGCGCGCGAGGCGCTGGCCGACGCCATGGCAACGGGCCGCAACCAGATCTTCCTGTCCGCCTCTAAAAGCCAGGCGCACGTCTTCAAGCAATACATTGTGCAATTCGCGCGCGAGGCGGCCGGCATCGAGCTGACGGGCGACCCCATCGTGCTGCCGAACGGCGCGCACCTGTATTTCCTGGGCACCAACGCGCGCACGGCGCAGGGCTACCACGGCAATTTCTACTTCGATGAATTCTTCTGGACGCAGAATTTCCAGGAGTTGAACAAGGTGGCCTCGGGCATGGCCATCCACAAGAAATGGCGCAAGACGTATTTCTCGACGCCATCCTCGACCACGCACCAGGCTTACCCGTTCTGGACGGGCGAGCTGTTCAACAAGCGCCGCGCCAAGGCGGATCAAGTCAACATCGACGTGAGCCATGGCCGCCTGTCGTCGGGTTTTACGGGCGAGGACAAGATCTGGCGCCAGATCGTCACCATCCTGGACGCCGAGCGCGGCGGCTGCAACCTGTTCGACATCGACGAGCTGCGCAACTTCGAATACAGCCCCGACCAGTTCGACAACCTGCTGATGTGCAACTTTATCGACGACTCGGCCTCGGTGTTTCCCCTGGCCGAGCTGCAGCGCTGCATGGTCGATTCCTGGGTCGAGTGGGACGACTATAAACCGTTGCTGGGCCTGCGCCCGTTTGGCAACCGCCCCGTGTGGATCGGCTACGACCCGGCCTTGAACGGCGACAGCGCCGGCTGCGTGGTGCTGGCGCCGCCCATGACGGCCGGCGGCAAGTTCCGCATCCTGGAGCGCCACCAGTGGCGCGGGCAGAGCTTCGAAGACCACGCCGACGCCATCCGCCAGATGACCCAGCGTTACAACGTCGAATACATCGGCATCGATACCACGGGCATGGGTATCGGCGTGCTGCCGATCGTGCGCGGCTTCTTCCCGGCCGTCACGCCGCTGAACTACTCGCCCGAAGTCAAAACGCGCATGGTCTTGAAGGCCAAAAACATCATCAGCAAGGGCCGGCTGGAATTCGACGCCGGCTGGACCGACATCGCGCAGTCCTTCATGGCCATCCACAAGACCCTCACCCCCAGCGGGCGGCACGTGACCTATGTCGCCGGCCGCAGCGATGAAACCGGCCACGCCGATCTGGCGTGGGCCTGCATGCACGCCCTCGATCACGAACCCTTCGAAGGCACCACCGACAACCACCACTCTTTCATGGAGATTTATTCTTGAGTAAAGCACGACACATGCGCGCGCGCGGCCGGCAAGCCCAGCCCGCCCCATCCACAGCGGCCACGGCCACGGCCACGGCGCCGGCCGCCGCCGGCATCGAGGTGTTTTCCTTCGGCGACCCCACGCCCGTGCTGGAGCACGCCGACATTCTCGACTGCTTCGAATGCTGGAAGAACGGGCACTGGTATGAGCCGCCCGTCAACCTGGCGGGCCTGGCCAAGTCCTTCAATGCCGGCGTGCACCACAGCAGCGCGATCCACTTCAAGGCCAACGTGCTGGCGTCCACCCTGATTCCCAGCAAATACCTGTCGCGCGACGCCTTCAAGCGCATGGCGCTCGACTTCCTGACGTTCGGCAATGCCTACCTGGAAGACCGGCCCAGCCGCAGCGGCAAGGCGCTGGCGTACCAGCATGCGCTGGCGAAGTACATGCGGCGCGGCGTCGATCTGGATACGTATTTCTTTGTCAACGGCTACCAGGCCGTGCATGAATTCGACAAGGGCCGCGTGTTCCACCTGATGGAACCGGACGTGAATCAGGAGCTGTATGGCGTGCCGCAGTACCTGAGCGCGCTGCAATCGGCCTGGCTCAACGAGGCGGCCACCCTGTTCCGCCGCAAGTATTACAAGAACGGTTCGCACGCCGGCTTCGTCTTCTACATGACGGACGCCGCCGCCAACACCCAGGACGTGGACAACCTGCGCCAGGCCATGCGCGACAGCAAGGGGCCGGGCAACTTCCGCAACCTGTTCATGTACGCGCCGAACGGCAAGAAGGACGGCATCCAGATTCTGCCCGTGTCGGACGTGGCCGCCAAGGACGAGTTTTTCAACATCAAGAGCGTGACGCGCGACGACCAGCTGGCCGCGCACCGCGTGCCGCCCCAGCTGATGGGCATCCTGCCGAACAATGCCGGCGGCTTCGGCGCCGTCGAACCGGCCGCGCGCGTCTTCGCGCGCAATGAGCTGGTGCCGCTGCAGGCGCAGTTCATGGCGATCAACGAATGGGCGGGCGTGGAAGTGGTGAGGTTTGCCCCGTATGACCTGGCCACGGGCGGGGAGGGCGTGCAATGAGCGACCACGTAGACAACACCGACAAGATCATCTTTGCCGAGGTGGCGCGCGGCTTGGCCGCCGTGCGCGGCCGGCCCGCCCTGGTGGCGCACGGCGCCTGCCACTACTGCGACGAACCGCTGGCGCCCGGCCTACCGTTCTGCAACGTCGATTGCCGCGACGACTACGAGAAGGAGCAGGCGGCGAAGGCGCGCGCCGGCCGNCCAGCATGA